TTGCTAACTGACACCAAACTCAAAAAGTCACTTGGCCGGCGCAGAGAAAAAGTCGAGGTCATATCAGATGCTCATGGGCTCAACGTAAGACTTTCAGCCGCCGGTGCCGTAACGTTTTTCTATCGATACCGGTGGGAAGGCAGGCCGGTACAGTTAAGTATTGGAGAGTATCCAACTGTATCCCTATCACAAGCAAGGGAGCGCAGGCAACAATTTCGCAGCTGGATAAGTGAAGGATATGACCCTCGTCAGCAGGCGATGCTTGAGCGCCAGGCTAAGGTAGAGGCTCTCACGGTAGAACAAGCTTATACGTACTGGGAGACATATTATTGCAAGCCGGAAGGGATAGTCAAAATCAAGGCTAATCGGCAAAGCTTTGAAAAGCACATTAGGCCGATGCTTGGAAATGCAATCGTAAACCAGACAACAAAGGCGCACTGGCTAAAAGTCTTCGATCAGATGGGCAGAATGGTTGTTACGGGTGAAGTTTTATCGCTGATGAAAAGGGCGTTCAGGTTTTGTTCTAATAGAGAGGTAATCAGCCACAATCCCATTGAGTCACTGCGCAAATCAGATGTGGGGCTTACCCCAGGCATGAAGGAAAGAAAGCTCTCTGACGAGGAAATAAAAGTGCTGTGGGAAGGGTTAACCTTGCTGCCGGTATCTCAACAACTGGTGATAAAATTCCTTCTGCTGACAGGATGTAGAACAGCCGAGATCAGGAAATCAAAATGGGATTGGTTTGACCTTACAGAGAAGACCTGGACTGTACCGGCCGATGATTATAAAACTGGTAAAAGCATCCGCCGTGCTCTAACTGAACCGGTTATAGCGCTGCTTAAAGAGCACAAAAAATGGTCGGTTACAGAGCATGTTCTTACGCCCGTAAATTTCAAAGGTAGGGAAGATAAGCCACCTTCACAACCTCAGGTTTCTGACTATGCTACCCAGGCCGTTGAGAAAACCCTTATGCGTCCTTGGACCTTGCATGACCTTCGCCGCACTGTTGCAACCAGATTATCTGAGCTTGGCGCTCCGCCACATGTCATCGAAAAGTTACTGGGTCACCAAATGGCCGGTGTGATGGCCAGATACAACCTACACGACTATCTTAACGATCAGTATGAGTGGTTAAATATCTGGCATCAGCACCTATCAAAAGTTATTGGGCGTCCTCTTTGAGCGAACTTACTTCATGCTCCCACTTGAGAATATCTGACTTGCGCCAACGCTTTGGGCTTCCCGCAATTGTAGGTCGCGGGAAAGGGCAGTTGAAACTAGCAGGCATTCTCTCTGGGGTACTCCAGAAATAGAGTGTGCTGCGAGAAATTTTGTACCGGCTCAGAACATCACCGGTCAGCATGATCTCATCATTTTCCATATTCATCTCCGCTTTACCCGCTGCATCGGGATTGATAGTGCTGTGACATGTCACAGCTTTATTTTGGTTTCATGCCAGCCAAAAGTTTGCCAGCACGCTGAATCGCCTATCTTGTAGAAATAACATCCCTCTGGATCACCCGGCAGCGCATCCCCGCACTTACCGCAACGCTTCTGCTTAAGCTCAGCCAGAATGCTCTCAAGCTCTGCATTGTCTTTGCGAATGAGCAGCGCGATATACTCATTCATATCGTAAGGCTCCCTGAAAGGGCGACGTGTCGCGCAGTTCTGCCGGAGCATCTCCAGCTCTTGCTGATCCAGAGTCAGCTCCAGCTTCCCTAATCCTTCCTCTGCCTGGCGTTGTCGCTGTGCTGCTTTACGTTCTGCAGCCGACTTACTCATATGCGACTCCCTTTGAGCTGCTAAGCTCAAATGAGGGGGTATGACTATGTGCGGACGCTTCACTCAGTACAGAACACGCGAAGAATATCTGAAGGAGTTTGCCGACGAGGTAGAGCGGCAGATTGCCCATGACCATGAGCCGATCGGCAGGTATAACGTCGCTCCCGGCACGCGCGTTTTGCTTCTCAACCAGCGCGATGACAAGTTGCATCTTGATCCAGTTCACTGGGGATACGGGCCCGAATGGTGGGATAAAGCCCCACTCATTAACGCCAGAGTTGAAAAGGCCGCAACAGGCCGGATGTTCAAGCCGTTGTGGAACCATGGCCGCGCGGTCGTGATGGCCGATGGCTGGTACGAATGGAAGCGTGACGGCAGCAAGAAACAGCCATACTTCATCTACCATGAATCCGGTAAACCCATCTTCTTCGCCGCCATCGGTAGAGCGCCATACGACAAGGAGAACGACAACGAAGGCTTTGTCATTGTCACAGCCGAAAGCGATAAAGGGCTGGTGGACATTCACGACCGCAGGCCGCTGGTTATTGAACCTAAATCCATCATGGAATGGCTCGACCCTGAAACCAGTAGCGAAAGGGCCAGCGAGATAGCCAAAGATGAGTCGGTGCCGGCTGATGAATTCACCTGGCATCCTGTGGCTAAAACGGTCGGTAACGTTAAGAACCAGACCGCTGACCTGATCGAAGAGATTGATGATCCGGTTCTGTAATGGAAAAGGCATCATTCACCTCCTACACGCTGGAATTCAATAACCCACACCCACGGGTTAGCCAGCCAGCTGTCTTCGCCGTAGATGGATTCCCACACATGATGGAAATGCTCATGGGGCGTGGCGCTGTACATGTAGCCAGGTATGGAGCCATGACCACCCAGGCACCCTTCAGCCATAGCATCAGCCTCAGTCATGCTATTCAGTCGTTCTGCTCGAACGCCGGTAATCTCCAGTGTGATGCGGGACGCCCAGCGCGGCATGTGGATGGATGGCTTCCAACATGACCGGCCATCAACGCAGCCGTCATCATCACCCCATGTGAATCCACCGTCAGCAGCGTAGATGGCGTGACCAGAGTAATAGCCATTGCCGAAAGGCTTCTCCTGCACTGCCTTTGCTGGGCGGTCTGGAACGTAATCAACCATCAGGCCATTATTATCAAATGAGTGGGTCACAACTGACCACGTCTCACGCACCCACAGGCGATCACCAACTTCACCGAACGGACAGAGGGACAATATTTGCTCCATTGCGTTCGGGAAAATCCAGCCAGCTGGTGGATATTTCTTCGCTTCCTGTTTGTTGCGAGGGAATACCAGGTTCGGCAGGATGTCAGAACGGCGCGGCTGATGAAGAACTCTTCGGCGCGTCTGCGTCTTAATACCTTCCAGAACTGCACAAACCATGTCGGCGTTAAAGAGGATTGGGCGTTCACGCATAGTCATTCCCCCATACCGATTAACGCGGGGGCATTAGAGCTACCATCCACCCCATGAAAAACTTTTGCGAGCACTCCCTCTTGATAGCCCAGATATTTGGCATGAGAGGGTTTATCAGCATTTTTGCTGTTGCGGGCCTTGACGTTTTCAATACCCTCATCTCGTAACTTCTCCGCGTAGGCACTCATTTTGACTTCCTGCTTTTCATCGATAACCAGCTCTTTCACTGCATGATAGGCCCCAGAGGCCCAGCCCTCGCAAAACTGGTCAGCTAATGCCGCCTTATGCTTGGGGGGAAGCCAGCTTTCGCAGTGGTCATTGATGAATTTTTTACGCGCCTGCTTAATCTGGCGTGTCAGAACGTCAAAGATGTATGCAGCTGCAACATCACGGTTATCCAACCCATAAAATTTAACGACGCGTTTATAGCGGTAGCCAGAGGTTACTCTCCAGCTTACAAGGCCTTTCACGGCGAAGGCCTTTTCGATGGTTTGAGTCAGGAAGATCATGTAGCGGGGCAGCTTCTCAGCATCACTCGGAGAGCTTTTGCTTTCACTGGTGCTGATTTCAGAGAAAACGACCTCTGATTCACTCAGGCCATGCTCCCGCATGAATGCCTGCGCTTTTGACATGGCACTGGCGGCTTATGCAGGGCTGCTGGTGTTTTCAGCCAGACGCATCAATTTTTGGATTTTGGAGAGGTATTTCTTTTTGGCGGTTGCGTCCATCACTCACCATCCTTAGCTGCACGGAGCCATATACAAACAGCACCATCATCCGAGTCATGAATAGAACCAACGAACCATCCATCACCTGCAGGCGATTCTGGATTCCAGTTAGAAATGTCTGCGCCATCAATATCAGGAACGGACATTTCCTCATCCCGATATTCGACTGACCATTCCAACCCCTGAGATTCCATCCAGCCTTTGAATTCTTCATTTGGTATGTATTCACGGCCATCACAAAAAGCCAGGTAATCCGGATGCGTCCAGTAACCGTAACTATCGCGCTGAACTTCAATTGGCTGGATCATTTGATAGCTCCCGTACATTTCTTGCCAGAACTGAACAGCCAAGGCTGCTCACTCAAAGGTTTAGTTTTATCGTATGGGCGCTGGGTCATACGGACTCCTTGAGGAACAAAATCCAGTGGGTTTTATCCGCTTTGCCGGTACGTTGCCAAATAGTAGGAATCTGATCTGTCAGAGTGATGATTTGGCTTGCGGGTATCTGAGTCTCATTCCATTTGAATATTAAAGTTCCATGTGTCCGCAGGACTCTAAACGCTTCAGCAAATCCAGACCGGATGTCTTCCTGCCATGTCTCTTTGTTAAGCCGTCCATATTTTTTTCCCATCCAAGCGCTATCTCCAACCCGTACAAGGTGCGGAGGATCGAATACCACCTGAGAAAACGATTCATCTGGAAACGGTAGGGCGCGAAAATCAGCGATGATGTCCGGCGCAATGTGCAATGTCCTGCCATCACAAAGGATGTGAGACTCACTACGAGCGTCAGAAAATACGGTGCGAGGGTCAGTTTTATTCAGCCAGAACATGCGCGAGCCGCAACACATATCAAGAATAGGGCGCTCAAACATGGTCTTCTCCCTGCGATATCGATGCGAAAGCTTTAAGGCTGACACTGCCGTAATAGTCACCCATGTTGAACTTGATGAGGTGCATATACCCGCGATTGTGAAGCTTCACTGGTATGCAGCAGCCCGTTTGAAGACGCCTTACATGGCGTGGTGCTTTAGTGGACATAAATTTGGCTCCCATACTGAGCATGAAGATGCTGATTCAACTTTTCAGCGAGGTTCTGGGCTTTGATAGGGTTTGAGACCACCCCATAATCGGCACACAACCAGCCGGCTTGCTGGTGGCAGTAGCTGAAGGTTATGAATCCAACTGTGATGGCATCGGTTGGCGTCTGCATGGGAACCCCTCCATGCCCGGAGTGGGGCCGTTAAGCACTCGGTTGATCACTTCACTGGCAAAAGACTTTTCGCCAGGCAGATCGAGCGCAATCGCGAGGGTGGTTTGGACCATCTTTAAGTGGGCGTTCTGCTCGATGTAGGTTGCCAGCAAGTCAAACTTCACATACTGCCCATTAGGGCATGGCCGCATATAGGCCATCTCATGATTCATATGCATCATGTAGTCAGGCTGGAAGCGCTCTACCTGTGAATCACGGGAGGCTTTAACGAGAGCCTGACGAATATCGAGGCGAACGGCCAGAGCACGCAGCAGGCAGGAGATATCCGGGAAGGATTTATCCAGCTCTTTTGCTTTACCGTAAGCTTCGGAAACCAGCTCTGACGTTGTTAATTCTGCTACTTCTGCCATGTGTGTACCTATCAAATTCAGGCTGCACGAATCCCTTGCCAGATTGGCAATAATTCAGAAGGCCTTGGTGTATTTAATAGGCTGGTGGATCACTGCATTAATCCACAGCCTGTCTCCGCTGAGTGAGGTGGTATCAGGAGTTGAACCTGCATCAGGTGGATCGACCTGACTATCACCGGATATCCCACATCGGCAAGGGCGTTCGCTTAGCGTCTCAAAGCGTTCAACAAAGACCCGCCTTGCAAATGCCCTTGCCTGATGTAAAAAAAGTGCGGGTAAACCGGGTTATAAATTCCCTGGTGAGGAGGTAACCGGATACCCGCCAAGACTACACACAGCATTCGTACTTGATAAATTAGAGTTTAATGATTCAAACTTTCATGTCAATTGGGTTTGTTCGTTTTTTTAAACTTTTTTGTTTCAGGCACAAAAAAACCAGCACATGGCTGGCATTTTGGTTTGGCTGACAGGTCAAATTAGATTGATTTCAATACGTACGCATACGCCGATGATTTCTCCATTCCCATCAAACGGAATTGGTTTGTAAGCTGGGTTAAGTGGCATCAGGTAAGTGTTTGGACCATCAACGACAAGACGTTTTACTGTTGCTTCATTGGACGCATTTAGCCTGGCGACAACAATTCTGCCACTTAAAGGCTCAACCTCTGGATCAACGATGACTAAGCTACCTTCAGGTATCGAGACACCATGACCAGAGGGATTGAACATCGAATCGCCCTGAACCTTTAAGGAGAAAGAAAAGGGTGACACATTTGCGGTAGTTTCAACCCAGTCGCTAAGATCGTCGAATTGGTTGTCCATAATCTCCCTCCAGCTGCCCGCCTGCACGTATGAAATCAACGGAACGCGCCTTCTGACATCTGGGCCCGGTAATCCATTACCTTTTGTCTCCTCGATCAATCCACCATGAATTAGCCATCTCTCACTCACACCTAATACATCAGCAAGTTTAGAGAGGTAAGTTGCAGACGGCTCAGTGCCGCCGTTAACCCACTGGCTAACAGTTCCTTTAGATGCCCCTGTAGCAGCAATCAAATCTTTGCTTTTGAGCTTCAAGGACCGCATGCGCAAGTTTATACGGTCGCTCATTAAATCGTTTCTCATGTTTAATAATTTAAACAACATCAAGTTTAATTTCTTGACTTTGTTTTGTTTGAAACATTAAACTTTATCCCATCATTCGAGGGGAGGAATCATGCACAAACAAGACGTAATCAGCCATTACGGCACAGCAACAAAAGTTGCGACTGCAATCGGGGTTTCGAAAGCAACAGTAAGTCTCTGGAAGGAAGTGATCCCATGGAAATACGCGTTGTTGATCGAAAAGGTTTCGAAGGGCCAGTTGAAATATGACCCTGCGATGTACCAAGAGAACGATAGACCAAAGGCTACGGCCTGATAACTACCAAAGGTAAAGGCAAATGGTGGAATTACAGCAGATTGTGATTCAGGCATGTAAGCAGTACGAAGGCACGAACAGAGAGATTGCTGAATTCATGGGATTGAAATATGGCGAGTTTAACAACCGCCTGCACATGAAAAACGGCACCCGGTTCTTCGATATGGACCAGCTGGCGTTCATGCAGCACGTGGTAGGCCATCCGTTCTTGGCTGACTACTTTGCTGCTCAGTTTGGGATGCTGGTGGTTGATAACCCGAATCCTGAGCTGGTGGATAACGTGGACCTGTTTACTTTGCAGATGCGCGCAGACGCTGCCAGAGGTTTAGCAGCACAGGGCAAGCTGGATGCTGAAGAGGATGGGGTGGTTGAGTATCACGAACTGAAGTCAGTCACACAGAGCGTTATGAAGTCCATTCGCTACACCATGCAGGGTGTACTGACCTGGGCAGCGTTGCACGGTATGCAGGCCGATGCAGCAGATTTGATGGTGGGCAGAAAAGTTGATGCCCAGGAGATTGCAGCTCCCGGGCATCGTCGCACTTAAGTCACTTTTAGCGGAGACACAAGCACATGAACAGTTTACTTAAAAAAGCTGGCATACCGCAAATGCGTTGTAAGCCATTGCCGGGTGGTAAATCACCGGTGCCGTATTGCTATGAGTCCAGATTAACTGGCGAAGCGGTGAACAGCAACTACCAGGCTGAAGAGTCACGGGTAGAAATCATGAAGGTTTGGCAGCAGGTCAACGAACTGGCATCAGATGGAGGGCTGCGTGGATGAAGACAGCCGAAACCTCAAAAGGAAATACCGGGACAATCGCGGCGTTCTGGTCACTGTTATCCGCTGGGACCGAATCAACCAGCAAGTCATCTACCTCCGTGAAGGGTATCCGTATGAGTGCATGCAGCCTCTGGAACTCTTCATCAAGAAATTCACGAGGGTTATATGAGCGTTAAGTTATCCGCATACGTTTGGGACGGCTGCGCTTTGTCTGGCATGAAGTTGTCGGAGGTGGTGATCATGGCTCGACTGGCTGACTGGTGTAATGACGAAGGTGTGTGCTGGCCAAGCGTGGCAACGATTGCGCGTCAGATTGGCGCTGGTGAAAGCACGGTGCGTAATGCGATCGGCAAACTGGTGAAGGATGGGTGGTTAAGCCGCCGTCAACGTCGCCAGGGCAACCGGAATGCGTCGAATATTTATGAGCTGAACGTTGCAAAACTGCGTGCTGCTGCCTCTAAAGTTCACCCGCCAGAATCTGACACCTCAGAATCTGACGCATCAAAATTTGAGGCATCAAAATCTGACCCGTCGAAATCCCAGCGTGAAAACGGTTTTGACCCTCTGAAATCTGGGGGCGATCCGTTAGTAAATTCAAAACAAGAACCATCAGATAAAAAGACTTCTTGTCAGCCTGCTGCGCAGACCGACCCTGAAGTGGTTTTGACTGACATGGCTAAGCAGGTATTAACCCACCTCAACCGGGTTACCGGACAGCGATACCAGGTAAGCAAGTCTTCGATGGAGAACATCCGGGCCCGGCTGGGTGAAGGGTTTACTACTGACGAGCTGATCCTGACGACCGATTACCTGAATGCCAAGTGGGCCAATGACCTGAAGATGGCTGAATACCTTCGCCCCACGACGATGTTCCAGCCAACGAAGTTTCAGGGGTACCTCAGCGGCGCTAACGGCTGGCTCAAAGCAGGCCGACCAAAGTGCGTGAACGGGGAGTGGGTCAGGGACAACGGCGAAACCATCGGGCACAAGCGTGAAGATCACACCGAACGTGACGCAGCCTACCGTCGCTTCATCGGGAGCGGCAGACAACTGAGAAACCCAAGCCAGCTGGAAGAAATGGTCAAGGCTGAAGCCAGCAGGGCAAATGTTCGGTCGATGAATGCCAGTTTCGCAGTGAGCCGCTGGAACAGCATCTGGAAAGACTGCGCACAGCGCACATCGGGGAGTAACGCAGCATGAATATTCGTGAATTGGCTGTCGAGTTTGTCCGAAAAAACCCTGGCTGCACTTCAACGCAGATCGCCAACGGTGCAGGTATACCGCGCCGCCTGATCCAGCCGCTGATGACCGAGCTTTACACGCAAGAAGTTGTGACCCGCTATGCGCGTAAGGCACACCCATTTTTCTACCGCTTACCGCTGGAATCCGATCGGGCATGCCTCGGACCTAAGTATGAAACGCACCGTGCGAAGGCTGTTGAACTGGAGAAGCGTGGTTTATGGCGACGTGCGGCCCGTGAATGGCTTCAGGCGATGGATTCAACCATCAACGAAGAGGCCCGCGACAAGGCTGCGACACGCCGGGAGTACTGCATAAGTCATGGCTGCGTTGGCATTCTGACTGATGTCTCCAGCGTTAATTCTGTGTCCGTTCCGGCCATTGATCTGTGGAGGGACTTATGAAAAGCAGACTACGGGCGCACCTCAACCGGCATGAAATTTTTTATCACAGCATTCGCATCGCAAGCGTATTGATTGCTCTGCTCTTTTTGGCTCTGGTTATGGAGATGGTAAGCAAATGACTTCACTTTCAGTAGTACACAAGAACCGCGATGATTCAAAAACCGATATCGTCCCACGCAAAACCTATTACGCAGGGCTGAAAGAGTTTTACGTCGAGCCTGGCTACAACGTTCGTGAGATTGACCTGCAGCACGTTGAAGAATTCCGTGATGCGTTCATTCAGGGCGAAGAAGTCCCGGCACTGATTGTCCAGATTACCGAGCAGGGCCTGAAAATCATTGATGGTCACCATCGCTACTACGGCGCGTTGATGGCGATTGAAGCTGGCCATGAAGTCGCCCGCCTGGAATGCAAAGACGCTAAAGGGTCAGAGGCTGATCGCATTGCGCTGATGGTCACCAGTTCTCAGGGGCGTGCGCTGTTGCCGCTGGAACGAGCCGCTGCTTACCAGCGTCTGATGAACCAGGGCTGGACTGAAGCGGAGATTGCTAAAAAAGTAAAACGTTCGGTAGCTGACGTTGAACATCATCTTCAGTTACTGGATTGCGGTGACGAGCTAATCGGTATGGTTCGTGCCGGAGAAGTGGCCGCAACCACAGCAGTGTCGATGTCCCGTGAATTCGGTACCAAAGCGGGCAGTGTTGCAACGCAGGAGTTGGCTAAGGCTAAAGCAGCCGGCAAGAAGAAACTGACCAAAGCCGCCGCTATGCCACAGTTCAGCGCCATTAAAGCCCGCCGCCTAGCCGAACTGTTGGTGGATGCCGAAGTAGGAATGATGTCAGGTGGCTGCAAATCGCTGGTGGTGCGTGAAGAACTGATGGATGAAATCACCGCCATCCTGACTGAGTACCGTAAAGGGGGTAAGGGTGATGCACCTGAAGCCGTTACTGATGACGACGTGACTGAAAACCCATTGCCGCTGACCAAAGCAGAAATCATCTCTCAGAGTGGTGTGGCCACCTGGGCATGTGCAGCGGCAGCGTTCGGCGATATGGAAGCCTTCACTTTCAGCCAGTCGAAGTATGCGCACACATGGGCAGCTGACTCTGTTGAGAATCCAGAGGCGGTGGTGATTCCACAGGAGACGATCCGCCAGGCTGTCAGTTACATCAACAACTACGGCGACACCAGTGAACTGCGCGAGTGGGTGAATCAGAACTATCAGGATGAAGCCGTTCAGGAAGAGATGTTCCAGCGCTTCAGCACCGTGTACCGGGAGAGTCAGAGCGACGTCAAATCAGCCTCTGAATTCCTGAAGTTACTGAACTGCACCCTGAGCGCCAGCTGGACGAATATCCGCACCTTACGAGCGGCGGTGAAGCAGGCGATTGGCGAACTGGCGGGGGCAGCTCAATGAAATACGGGCTCATCTACGCTGATCCACCCTGGCAGTATGGCAACACCGTTAGCCGCGGTGCCGCCGATGGCCATTACAACACCATGAACCTGACCCAACTGAAGAGGCTCCCCGTGTGGGAGCTTGCTGAAGATAACTCTGTTCTGGTGATGTGGTACACCGGGACACACGTTGAAGAGGCGCGTGAACTGGCTGAGGCGTGGGGGTTCAGTGTCCGGCAGATGTTATGCTTCACATGGGTGAAGTTTAACCCCCTGGCTGAGCAGCGTTTCAATAAGGCGATCACCGAGCAGACTATCTTCGACTTCACCGAGCTGCTGGACATGCTTAATGCTGAGACCCGGATGAATCCCGGCAATTACACGCGGGGAAATCAGGAGTCTGCGCTGGTGGCAGTCCGGGGAACGGGGCTGGAGCGAAGCAGCCGTTCGGTAAAGCAGGTGATCTACTCATGCCAGGGTGAACACAGTACCAAACCAGCAGAGGCCAGATTCAGGCTTGAAGAGCTGTATGGCGATGTGCCACGCATTGAACTGTTCGCCCGCCGCCCGTCAGAGGGATGGGATATATGGGGCAATGAGTGTGACAGCAGTATCGATATGGTACCGGGGAGCATTTTTAAGTTATAATATACAAGAGGGTTTGGCCATTCTTCAATCTAAGGGGATGGTTTTTGACAAGGGTAGACTCTCCCTTTACATTTCTCATTTGATAGGTTTTGCAATGGCTAAAAATTCGCTTGGTTTGGTTGATGGTGTTTTCATCACAGAAGAATACGCACTAGAAGCTTTCAAATCATTCTACTCAACAGATACTCACACATGCGAAATAACATCTAAAAAAAACGGGTATGTTTATAGCGCTGTTCCAATTTCTAATAAATTAATAACCGCAAAATCAGTAACTATAAACACAAAACCTATGTATGGTTCTATGCTTCGAGATCAGGAAGGTGAAGAATTAAGTGATGAGGAGTTTTGGCAGAATGCTAGTGGAGATAATAAAGTAGATGTTACAAAAAGGATTAAAAGTGAAGATCCAACGTTAGGGGGAGAAGTGATTTTTGAAGATGAAACACCTTTGATTGATGTGGAAGCACTGCCAATCATTGAAGGAGTTGAAGATCAAGGAGATAATTCAGAGTCATATAATGAATTAGAAGATGTTGATTTGTCTGATTTGAATGATACGAACAATAACCATCACTGTATTTATTGTGGCGATAACTGCTCAGGATTACAACGCGATCATGTCATAAGTATGGCATGGCGGGGAGGTAGCCGCCATTATGGAAGAGGTCATACAATACCATCTTGCCCGGAATGTAATAGCATATTAGGAGATAAAGCTATTCATAGCATCATGGAAAGAGCTGAATATCTTGTGGCTGGGATAGCAAAGCGTAATAAAGCTAGCCTCAATGCTCAATTCTTCACTGAAGAAGAGTTGGAAGGATTGGAACCTTCATTACGTAGGGAAGTAATTTTTGGAATGCAGGATAAAGCTAGGGTAAGACGAAGAATAAATCACGCATCATTAGTTTCCAATGGTTATTACACCTTCCAAAAAGTGAAGGGCCTGTTGAAGCAAGGAAGGGATATTTAATTTCCGCAAAGAAAATGTGGCTTTCTTGACTTATTGATAATGGTATTGTGGCTTTCCATATACATACCTAATTATGTTTATAGATTAATTTCGGTAAGTGTCCATCATTAATCCCTTATATTATGGCAATCTACTTAGCTTGTAAGTGTCCCGCTTAAATGTCCCATTCGATTTTTGAGACTTCTGGGTTGCCTATTTTCAGCGTTTACTCTTCGCATACCAGGTTTGGAAAACAGCATAATTTCAGCTTTTGCATTAAAGTTGCGCATTAGTTTTGTCACGATTTTTATGTTGAAGATGACCTAATAATTTGCGAACGGTGCTCAAGTAAAAACGGATGGGTGATCAATCCCACGCGAATAATCATTGTGAATGCCATCGAATCTGTACGGGAGCAACTTAAGCGAAAACCTCAGCAGATCACTAATGGAGTTGATAACCACGTCATCCTCTATCCACCGCCCCGCGCTATGCGTGATTTAGTCAACTTCCAGAAAGCCTTATTCGATAGCCTGACTCATGCCGAAGTGTGGACTGATGACAACTAGATTAAGCGGATGATAGTGGAATGGGGTGGCGTGACATGTCACGGTAAGGCGGAGGTAACGATCAATGAATTTCATCGTAAAAACAACGATGTCACGTTGTCGGAATAAGGCCAGGGATGTATATTTATACAGTCACTTCGTTACGTTTTGCATGCAGGCGAGCGTAACCACAATAAGCGGAGACAAGTATGAATCAGTTACTCGTAATTGATGGCGTTTCTGTACGCCAGGATAACTCAGGGCGCTATTGCCTGAATGATTTACACCGTGCTGCTGGTGGAGAGGATCGGCATAAGCCGGCGAACTTCTTCCGTCAGGAGAACATCAAGACACTGTGTGCAGAAATCGACCGTTGCTCAGATTTGAGCATCGGGTCGGTGGAGTCGATTCGTGGCGGACCCAGTCAGGGAACCTACGTCAGCAAAGAACTGGTGTATGCGTACGCCATGTGGATCAGCGCGGTATTCAATCTGAAGGTGATCCGAACCTTCGACGCAGTAGTAACCGGGCAACAAATTAGCCAGCGTTCTGACCAGGTGCAGGCGGGAGTAATCCTCCTTGAATCAGCATCACGCATGCTGAACTTCTCAAACTCTTCAAAGCTGGGCGCTTACCAAAAGCTTCAGGAATTCGCTGGTCTGCCAAACATGATGCCCTCATACGCTATCGACGCACCATCCGACTCGGTAGATGGGTCAAGTCGTCCGACAATGGCTCTGACCACACTGCTGATGAAACATGGCATCAAATTGCCCACAGCTGATGCATTCCAACGCTTAAAAGAGATTGGGATTGTTGAGCGCATGTCGCGGCCAAGCAATTCATCACGTGCATGCGACGGAGTGAAGCTGTTCTGGTCCATTACCAGTAAAGGGTTGGCGTTCGGAAAGAACATCACCAGCCCCAACAACCCAAGAGAGACGCAGCCTCACTTCTACAACACGAAGGCACAAGAACTTATCCGTTTAATGGTCAGCTCCAGCGCTGCATAAGGGGTATTGATGCGAGCTTTACTCAAGCCCTGCGTACAGTCCGATCTCGGCGTGGTGTTGTTGAAGCCCGGCCGGGAGCTAATGCCTTTGTTTCACCAACGGCGAATCCTTATCAGCAGCGAACCTGAATACATGCATGGTCATGCGTCCGGGGCAGTTGCTGATGTAGGCCAGCCGCTACTGGACGATCCTGCCATATTGTCGTTCTTCACACATCAGAGGGTAATAAATGCCGCTGGCGGGATTGATGCGCTGGAGAATTATCTCAAAGAGACCAACGGCTGTCAGTGGCACGGCGACTGGCACTCCACAGATCACGCCATCTTGAGAACGGAAGAGGGCGCGGTCAGGTTGTGCTGGCATCACGATAATGAACTGCGTGAGATGGCCTCGCTTCCAAAGCTCCTGGCAATATCTCAGGCCAACGCCGCTAAGTGGGTTATTCAGTCAGCGCTGGTGGCTTTTCATCTGCCAGAAGGGCATCAGCTGACGCTTCCAGAACTCTGCTGGTGGGCCGCTACCAAAAATGTTATCGACCTGATGCCTGAACCGGCAGCGCGCCGCGTTCTGAAGATGGGAGCAGAAAAGATAGCTACTGGAGTAATGCGGGAGTCCGAGATTGTCCCTTCAAGAACGGCAACCAGTATTCTTGAGGAACAGGCTAAGCAGGTATTGGAGATGGCCATTGATCCGGAGACACCAGAAACATTCCTGTTGAGGCCCAAGCGTCGTCGCTGGACCAACGAAAAGTATACCCGGTGGGCAAAAGCTCAGCCTTGTCTTTGTTGTGGCAAGCCGGCTGATGATCCACATCACCTGATTGGTTACGGCCAGGGTGGAACGGGAACCAAAGCGCATGACTTATTCGTGATACCGCTATGCAGAGCGCATCACGATGAACTTCATGCGGACATGCGGTCGTTTGAAGCTAAGTACGGCACTCAGCCAGAAATGCTTTTGCGAACGCTCGACAGAGCCCTGTCACTGGGCGTGATCGCCACGGGCAAAAAATAATAGCGGAGACAAAGATGCGTGATATTCAATTAGTGCTTGAACGTTGGGGCGGCTGGGCCGGGAAGGAAGGTAGCAGTGTGGGCTGGTCACCTACCAGCGCCATGTTTAAAAGCCTTCTCCCGCCAAGCAAAAAAACGAGACTCTCCTGCAGTGATAATGACGGAATGATTATCGACACAGCTGTCGGAATGCTGAAGAAAGCTAAACGTGAAGATGAACTTGAACTGGTTATGCTTCATTACATGTACGACGTATCGAAATCGACTATCGCCAGATGGAAAAAATGCTCCGAGGGTAAAGTTAGACAGCAGATGATGATCGCGGAGACGTTCATAGATGCATGCATAATCATGACCGGCTATGAACTTGAGATGGATAGCTGGACGCAGGAAACAATTTCAAAAAAGATTTATAGAAGGATGTTCGTTACGAAATTAGCCTGATACTGTGTTAAGAGTGGTTACTTTGTCACACAGCTTAAGCTCAAACCTTTTTAATGTGGTTTGAGCTTAAAGTATTTCAAATTGTTTTTCATTTAGTTTAAGTTGTTAGCAGGAAAACCATAAACAGAAAGGGTCTCTCTGTGCTATCAACCAATGAAAGATGGGTGTCATTTTTCGACTTTGCCTTCAATCCAACTCATGCAGCAGCACCTGATATTCCAATATCGGATACCTTGAATCGGTTGAAGATGCTTGTGGATGCAGGGAACGCAGTAAGACTCTATAACACCCGCACACGTGCAGTTCGTATATCGGCAATGACATATAATGTGGGCGATAGTGAAGCCGTACTACTGCTCCAACTCTGTGACCAGAATGGGTCTGACCCAGTTTTTGGTGAGTTGAACACAGGTGTCCTAAGGGTTGAACCAAAGCTCGCAGGAGAAGGGATCGCCGTTTCAAGCCATATAATTATCTCTACCGCTGTAGTTCAACATACTGCAGATCACTATAAAACGTTGGTGGAATCAGTCCCAGGGATTAGTAAATCCATTATTGAGCCTTTTTTGAACGCAATGTTACGCGAAGCATTCACAGGTTCAGAATTTCGAAACCCTGCAACCAAAGCCATGTGCCAGTTGAAGCCTAAGTTAGCAATCTTTTCTCACGGGTCACAAACACTGTTGGAGACCCTTAGTGGGGCCAGATTACACAACGTAAAACTGGTTAGCACACGTAAGCAAGGTGGCATGGACAAAACAGATTACACTGAACTTGCTGAGCGGTCTGTTAGATATAAAATAATCAAACAGCCGCCGCTCAGGGATAAAAAAAGGTTGTTAGAAATACTTAGAAGAAAAGGTCAAAAATCTGGCTTTACAAAAGTTTCGATCAGCTACTCGAAAGACGGAAGACAGGCAAGTTTGGACCTGGATAGAAACGAAGATGCTGCTACTAAGCTCTTCACAAAAAGCGAAAAAGTTCTCTTGGGTAATGGAATTAATCAATGCGAAAGCACTATACATCAAGAGCTTGAGACAAAAATGAAGGGACTGTTATAAGTTGAGGTTTCGTGATGAAACTTTTTTCACCGTTAAGCTATCTCCTTATAAAACATGAAGAAAAGAGATGGTACGACTATAGAATCCCATTAATTGGGGCGGTAATAGTCATGTGTGTATATTATTTCTATCCAAACCAAATTCCATTAGTTGGTACCACCGGTCTTTTGGTGCAAGTCAATGGCTTACTCCAAGTTCTAATTGGCTTTTATATTGCAGCTCTTGCTGCCGTATCCACTTTTTCTAACTCGACCATTGATGAGGTGATGGCTGGTGATGCGCCAACCTTAGTTGAAAAATTCCGTGGTACCAAATTGAAAGTGGAGCTAACTCGAAGAAGGTTCGTTTGCTATCTATTTGGATATCTAGCCCTAGCAAGCTTCTTTTTGTTTTGCTTAGGACTGATTTCAATACTTGTAGGGAAGACTGTTTCTTCAGGACTTGGCGAATTGATATCACCTGATTTTTTATGGGCGTTTAAGACCATTTTCATAGGTTTATACTCACTGATATTGATAAATATCATAACAACTACTTTGTTAGGTCTGTATTTCTTATCAGTCAGGTTCCATCAGACATCACTTTAAATACTACTAAACCATCATTAGGCCACCCAACCCGGGTGGCTTTTTTTATGCCCCTCAACTTTGAGCGGACGTTACAGCATAAGGGGGCGAAATGTCCGATCCGCTATCAGGAGGAGTTGTTGTCACGGCGGCCGGGTTAACGGGAGCGAGCATCTTTGGTCTGTTTACTGGCACTGATTATGGTGTCGTATTCGGTGCGTTCGCCGGTGCAGTGTTCTACGTTGCTACTGCTGCTGACCTGACTCTGATACGGCGTGCAGCCTATTTTCTCGTTTCATACTTCGTTGGCATCTACGGTGCTGGGTTGGTTGGTTCAAAGTTGTCGTTGTGGTCTGGCTACAGTGATAAGCCTCTTGATTCTCTTGGGGCTGTACTCATCTCTGCTGTGGCCATCAAGACACTAACCTTCTTCCTTGAGCAAGACCCCACCACCTGGCTGCAGCGTTGGAGAGGGGGAACCAATGGCAATAAGTGATCCGCTACTGATCGCAAACGTGATTACGTGCACTGCGATTGTTGTCCGGTTAATGGCATTCCGTAAGCCGGGAGCAAAACATAACTGGTGGGCATCCTGGCTGGCATATCTGCTGGTCCTGTCGTATGCGACGGTGCCTTTCCGGTTCTTCTTCCATTGTTACGGTTCGCCCCACTGGGCCGCCGTGGCTATTAACCTCATCATCTGCGCTGCCGTCTTCCGGTCACGGGGGAATGTGGCTCAGCTACTTCATGTATTGAGACCACAATGAACCTAAACCAATTTCAACGGGCGGCTGGCATCAGCGCCGGATTAGCTGCGCGCTGGTATCCGCATATTGATGCGGCAATGACTGAGTTTGGGATTAACAGCCCGCTGGAAAAAGCAATGTTCATCGCGCAGTTGGGGCATGAATCAAATGGGGTCACTGCCGCTCGCGAGAACTTCAACTACAGCGTTCAGGCGTTGATTGCCACGTTCGTGCCGGCAAGGCTTACCAAAGACCAGGCCCTGATGCTTGGACGTAAGCCCGGCGAGAATGCTCTGCCATTAGAACGGCAGCGGGCGATTGCCAATCTGGTGTACCAGAAACGCTTCGGCAACAACCAGCCCGGCGATGGATGGAAGTATCGCGGTGGCGGGCTTATCCAGACAACGTTCTTGGATAATTACCGCGCCACGGGTAACGGCATCAAGCTGGATTTGGTGAGTAACCCGGAGTTGATAGAGCAGGACCAGAACGCAGCCCGATCGGCGGCATGGTTCTTCGTGGCGAAAGGTTGCCTTCAGTGGGCCGGTGCGATTATCAAATGCACTCAGGTCATCAACGGTGGGCAGAACGGCATTGAAGACCGGACTAAGCGTTATAACCTGGCTAAATCGGTACTCGTATGATGGCGTTCGCCGGGGAGTGGCTGGTAGATAACTGGCGTGCTGTTCTTGTGGCTGGTTTGATGTTCCTGTGCATGGGCTTTGCCATGTCAGCTAACAACTACAAGGCATCAGCTGACAGGCAAAAGAGCCTTGCTGTAACGGCCCAAAACCTTGCAGACAGCCGACAGGAAACCATTGATGACATGCAGAGACGCCAGAAGAGTGTGGCGGCGCTCGATGCCAAATACACAAAGGAGTTAGCGGATGCTAAAGCCACTATCGATCAGCTTAAGCATGATGTTACTGCTGGCAAGCGTCGGTTGCAGCTCAACGCAACCTGTCAGAACGACACCTCCGGCACCGCCAGCGTGGATGATGCAGCCAGGCCCCGACTTATTGACTCCGCTCAACGGGATTATTTCACCCTCAGAGAGCGAATCGAAGTTGCCGGAAAGAAAATAGCTGGATTGCAGGAGTACATCATTGAGCAGTGCATGAAGTAATCAGCCCTGCAAAAAGAGAACTATTTACATCAAGAGAGGTAGGGTAAATGAGCTTTAAGCATGTAATTGGCCAAGTTGTAGTTGTCACCATTAGCAGTGAGGAAGGTTATGTAAAGGCACGCGCTGAATACAATGCAGGCCCGAATCAGTACTTCATTCACTATTTGGCTGCTGATGGCCGTGCGGTCGATGCGTGGTTTGAAGAAGGTGAGCTTTCACCCGCTGATCCTTCTTAAGACAAATCCTCCGACAAGTTATAACAGTTAGCCTCGCTGTGAAGCGCTTCAAAGCTGGCGTATTATAAAAATAATCAGGTGCGCGAGATGTCGGTTAATCCGATCCGGACGAAGCGTGAGGCCGATACAGACCCGTGAGGTGGCGCGGTAGCCGATACCGATGGGTCCATGGGTTCGAATTCCATTCTGATTACTAACCAAAATATAAATTTATCTTCACTTTGGTTGATCCCGACGATAATGTGTGAACTCACTTTATGAAAGGGAGATTTTTATGTTAGAAGGTTATTACAAGAGTGGCCCCCTCACCACTGACGAGAGAACCCAGCGTTTATTGGCAGTACAGGCAGCGTTGGAAATAGCTAAGGCAGGAGCTGGTTCAAGCGGAACAATGCATGCGCTTGATTCTATAAAAAATGATTTATCTAAGGCAGCTGACGCCATACAAGAAGCCCTAAAGAAATAATAAAATAATTACCGCCTTCGGGCGGTTTTTTATTTTGTTCTGAAAAGTGCATTCATTGAGTTCACTTTTCAGCATAAACACATCGAATCATCGGCTGATGACCTCACTATTGCCGAGGGTTAAACACATCCAGTTAGCAGGAAACTCTGATGTCCGAACCACGCATCTATAACAGTCGCTGGGACAAGACCAGGCTGTCATTCCTGAAGTCTCACCCTCTCTGCGTTATGTGCCACCGGCAGGGCAGAGCGGTGGCAGCTGCGGTCGTTGACCATATCAAGCCACACAGGCTGAAAGAAGCCATAAACGGCGGTAAGCAGGATGAGATAGCAAAGGCTCAGAAGCTCTTCTGGGACAAGGTCAACTGGCAGTCACTCTGCAAGCAGCATCACGACTCGACCAAGCAGCGTGAAGAGAAGCGCGGTCACGTCATAGGGTGCGATGAGAACGGGATGCCATTGGACCCACAGTCGCACTGGCGCAAGTGAGGGGCAGGTGAAGGGAATCCAAAAGCGAAAGTCAGATGGGAATGAATATCATTACCATCTTCATCGATTAATGATCCAAAGTGACAGGTGAGAATGATTATCAACACCATTGGAGGGGGAGGGAGGAATCTTCAGGGGTTATCGACTTCCTGACCGCCCGCCCCCCTTTTTATGCACAACCGCGAAATGAAAAGTTTTTTTCTGGGAGGTTTTCATGGCCGGAAGACGACCAAAACCTACCCATCTGAAAGTTGTTACCGGCAATCCGGGCAAGCGTGCGCTTAATAAAAATGAGCCAAAGCCTGCCCGTGAAATCCCAAGCCCTCCATCACATCTGACCGACTGGGGTAAAACAGCCTGGGGCAGGCTTACCGTGCTTCTTGACGGAATGGGCGTGCTTACGGTTGCGGATACTTTTGCGCTCGAACGGCTCTGCGATTTATATGCTGAAATCTTGCAGCTTCGCCAGATAGTCGATATCGAAGGGCGCACCTATACGACTAAAACCCAGATGGGTGATTTTTTAATTAAAGCGAATCCGGCTGTCGCCATGCTGGCGGATGCCGATCGTCGTTTCAAAAGTTACCTGGTGGAATTCGGCCTTACACCGGCTGCCCGGTCAAAGGTGAATGCAGATGGTGGAGAAAAAGAAGAAGACCCGCTCAACCAGTTCTTCGGTTGATCCGGCAACGCAGTACGCACTGGATGTGACTAGCGGTGCAGAGCTTGCCGGGCCTGATATCCGTGCGGCGTGTGCACGTCACCTCCGGGATTTAGATCAAGGCCCAGAGCGAGGTCTGTTCTGGGATGTGGATGCAGTAACCCGCGTTGTGGACTTCTTTGCGAAGGTGCTGAAGCTGAACGGCGGCGAGCATGAGGGCCAGCCTTTTATCCTGCTGCCGTGGCAGTGCTTTATTGTCGGCTCGTTGTTTGGCTGGAAGGCTGCAGACGGAACACGCCGCTTCCGCATGAGCTATATCGAATCCGGTAAGGGTTCGGGTAAATCGCCCCTGGCGGGCGGCGTCGGTCTCTATCTTCTGATGGCTGATAAAGAGCCACGCGCTGAGGTTTATGCGGCTGCCACCAAAAAAGACCAGGCGATGATCCTGTTCCGCGATGCCGTGACAATGGTTGATCAGTCTCCCGCACTGGCGCAGCGCATTACCAAGTCAGGCACTGGACTGAATGTCTGGAACCTGGCTTTCCTGCAGACCGGCTCTTTCTTTAAACCGATCAGCTCTGATGATGGTCAGTCCGGCCCGCGTCCTCACGGCGCGCTGATTGATGAAGTGCATGAGCACAAAACAAACGCCGTCGTTGAGATGATGCGTGCCGGTACCAAGGGCCGCCGCCAGGCATTGATGTTCCTGATCACCAACAGCGGCCATGATAAAACCAGCGTCTGTTTTGAGTATCACGAGTATGGCCGCAAGGTATCCGCTGGCGATCTGGAGGATGACAGCTTTTTCAGCTTCATCTGTTCACTGGATGAAGGGGACGACCCGTTTAAAGACGAAACGTGCTGGAAAAAGGCCAATCCTTCGCTGGGACACACGTTCACCGAAAAGTATCTTCGCGAGCAGGTGACGCAGGCACGCGGCATGCCATCGAAAGAGAGCATTGTCCGCCGTCTGAATTTCTGCCAGTGGGTGGAATCTGCCGATCCGTGGATTGACAGTGACACCTGGATGAACTGCGAACAGGACTTCGACCCTGACGAGCTGACCGGCGAAGAGTGTTATGGCGGCCTGGACCTGTCCGGTTCGCGGGACCTTACCGCGCTGGCGCTGTACTTCCCCAAAACAAAAAAACTTCTGGTTGAGTTCTGGACGCCCAAAGATTCATTGCTTGAGCGCGCCAAGACTGACCACGTGCCTTACGATTCCTGGCTGCGTAACGGATTTATTCATGCGCCACCGGGTAAGGCGGTCAACTACGGTTTCGTTGCCGTCCGCATTGGTGAGCTGGCGGCGAAGTACAACATCAAATGTATCGCGTTTGACCAGTACCGCATTAAGTATCTGGAGCCTGAACTCGAAAGCGAGTCGGTAAGCGTTAACCTGGTCCCCCACGGGCAGGGCTTCTACAAGGCGCAGGAATCCGGCCTGTGGATGCCGCGATCAATTGAACTGTTCGAAGAGCACCTGAACAACAAAGCGCTCATCATCCGAACTAATCCATGCCTGCGCTGGAATGCCGCCTCTGCGGTACTTGAGGCTGACCAGAAGGACAACCGTATCTTTGCCAAAAAGAAAAGCACCGGCCGCATTGATGGCGTGGTGGCTTCTGCTATGGCTATCGGCGCGGCGGAAGATGCCGTGCTGGTGGAAACTGGCGATCCTGATGACTTTTTTGATGACCCGATCATGGTAGGTATCTGATGAAGGAAAAAAAACAGCCTGGCCGGGTAAAAAGCACATTGCTTAACTGGCTGGGCGTTCCGATAAGCCTGACTAACGGCGATTTTTTTCAGGAGTGGTTCGGTACCAGCAGCAGCGGCAAGGTGGTTACCGCTGATAAAGCAATCGCACTTTCCGCTGTCTGGGCCTGCGTGCGACTGCTGAGCGAATCCGTATCCACGCTGCCGATGAAAGTCTATCAGCGGGAACCAGACGGCTCCCGCAAGCTGGCACAAAATCATCCGGCGTATCAGCTTCTCTGCCGCCGTCCAAACACTGAAATGACGCCTTCGCGATTCATGCTGATGGTCGTGGCCAGTGTGTGTCTGCGCGGTAATGCTTTCGTCGAAAAGAAGATGATCGGCAATAAGCTGGTTTCGCTGGTTCCGCTGCTTCCACAGTGCATGGTGGTTAAGCGCCTGGACAGTGACGAACTGGAATATACCTTTACCGAGAAGGGCGTGAAGCGCGTTATCCCGGTTAAGAACATGATGCACATTCGCGGCTTTGGCCTTGATGGCGTGTGCGGAATGATGCCGATGAGCGTTGGTCGCGATGTGTTCGGCGCAGCAATGGCAGTCGAAGAGTCAGCAGCAAAGATATTTGAAAACGGCTTGCAGAGTTCGGGTTACTTCGCTTCCAAAAATGTACTGACCAAAGAGCAGCGTGAGCGCCTGCGTAAAAACCTCACAGCTTTCGCTGGTTCAAAGAACGCCGGTAAGTCTATGGTGCTGGAGGCGGATTTAACCTATCAGAACATCACGATGAATCCTGAAGCGGCGCAGATGCTTCAGTCCCGTTCATTCAGTATTGAGGAAATATGCCGCTGGTTTCGTGTGCCGCCTTTTATGGTGGGTCACATTGATAAACAAAGCAGCTGGGCCTCAAGCGTTGAGGGGATGAACCTTCTGTTTCTGACTAATACGCTCCGCCCTCTGCTGGTTAACATTGAGCAGGAGATTGCCCGCTGTCTGTTAAATGGTGATGAAGACCTGTTTGCTGAATTCTCTGTCGAAGGCCTTCTGCGCGCTGACAGTGCCGGGCGCTCTGCTTACTACACCACTGCATTGCAGAATGGCTGGATGTCGCGCAACGATGTACGCCGTCTGGAAAATCTGCCGCCGATTGAAGGTGGTGATATCTACACGGTTCAGCTGAACCTGACGCCTCTTGAAGATTTGAAGCAAAATAGCCAGGCCGCTCAGGCCGCTAATCTGCTTAAGATCCACAACTATGTTTTCCCGGATATTCCTTTCGAACAATCCCCGCTGAAGCAGGCGGCTTAGGAGCAACCCCAATGACAGTAAAGAGTCTTCCGGCAGCGCCGGAGGGGCGGCCTTTTGCGCGCGAAAAACGCGATTTGCCGTCTTCCGCAATGGAGCGCTGGAACGGCGGTATTAAAGCCGCAAAGAGTGATGCGAACAGTATCTCTGTGTTCGACGTGATTGGCGCTGACTGGTACGGCGAAGGCGTAACCGCCAGCCGCATCGCCGCCGCACTGTGTTCTATTGGTGGCGCTGATGTAACCGTAAATATTAATTCGCCTGGCGGCGATATGTTTGAAGGCCTGGCGATTTATAACCTGCTGCGCGAGTACCAAGGGAAAGTCACCGTGAAGGTGCTCGGTCTGGCTGCGTCAGCTGCTTCAGTCATCGCAATGGCCGGTGATGAAGTGCAGATCGGTCGCGGCGCTTTCCTAATGATCCATAACTGCTGGGTTTACGCGATGGGAAACCGTCACGATCTGGCACAAATTGCGACGGATATGGAGCCTTTCGACAAAGCCATGAACGATATCTACGGCGCGCGCACCGGAATGGATGCGGTGACCATCGACGCAATGATGAATGCAGAAACCTATATCGGCGGCAGCGATGCTGTTGAAAAAGGATTTGCCGATCGCCTGCTGTCAGCTGATGAAATCTCTGATGACGATGACAGCCCGGCAACGGCCCTGCGCAAGCTTGACGCGCTACTGGCAAAAACCGACACGCCGCGCTCTGAACGTCGAAAACTTCTCAAAGCTTTAACCGGCAGCAAGCCAGGCGCTGCTGCCACCCCAGAAGGTATGCCGGGCGCTACCGACGACATAAACCCTGAAAATATTGCACAACTTCAAAACGCGCTGGCCGCGTTCGGCAAATAAGGAATCACCATGTCAGATGTAAATGAGTTACTGAAAAAAGTATCCGCGAAGCTGGAAGAGGTGTCCGGCACCTTCAGTCAGAAAGCTGAGGACGCGCTGAAAGAGGCAAAAAACTCCGGTCAGCTTTCAGCGCATACCAAGGACGCGGTAGATAAGATCGCGACTGAGTTCAACGCGCTGAATGAAGCAAACAAAACGCTGAAAGCCTCGTTGGGCGAACTGGAGCAGCACGTTGCTCAGATGCCCCTCAGTAACGCTAAAAAGGTTATCGAGTCTGTTGGCCATACCGTTATCAGCTCTGAGGCCCTGAAAGCATTTGCCGCAAGTGTTGAGGGAGGCAAGCGTGTCAGCGTGCCGGTTAATGCCGCTCTGCTTTCCACTGGCGTAGCGGATGGCGTGGTAGAGCCACAGCGCATGCCGGGCATTGACGCACTGCCAAAACAGCGCCTGTTCATTCGTGACCTGATCGCGCCGGGCCGCACCAGTGCGCCTGCAATCTTCTGGGTACAGCAGACCGGTTTTACCAATGCGGCGAAAGTCGTACCTGAAGGGACGGCAAAACCGTACAGCGATATTGAGTTTGCAACGCAGATCACGCCAGTCACAACCATTGCGCACATGTTCAAAGCATCAAAACAGATTCTTGATGACTTCGCTCAGTTGCAGTCGACCGTTGACGCCGAAATGCGCTACGGCCTGAAGTATGTCGAAGAGCAGGAAATCCTGTTCGGAGACGGTACCGGTGCGCATCTGAAAGGTATCGTGCCTCAGGCATCAGCTTTTGCTGCGGCGTTCAGTGTTGAGCAACAGAACGGCATTGACGATCTGCGTCTGGCAATGCTTCAGGCTCAGCTGGCTCGTTTCCCGGCGTCCGGTCATGTTCTGCACTTTATCGACTGGGCGAAGATTGAGCTGACCAAAGACACGCTGGGCCGCTACATCCTGGCTAACCCTTCGGCGCTGACTGGCCCGACCCTCTGGGGCCTGCCTGTTGTTGCCACCGAAACCGCCGCCTTCCAGGGTAAGTTCCTGACCGGCGCTTTCAACGCAGCCGCTCAGCTGTTCGATCGTGAAGATGCCAACGTGGTTATCTCCACCGAGAACACCGACGACTTCGAGAAAAACATGATCTCGATTCGCTGCGAAGAGCGTCTGGCGCTGGCTGTTAAACGCCCTGAAGCATTCATTTACGGCACCTTTACTGCTCCGGCAGCAGCCTGATCGTTAACTGGCGGCCTGCGGGCCGCCTGCACGGGAGATGCATATGAAACTGACCCTGATTAAACCGAACTACTTCGGCGGCACGGTTGTTGTTGAAGGCAACACCATCGAGACCACCGAGCAGCATGGCCGTGAGCTGATTAAAAAAGGCTATGCAGAACTGTTTGAAAAGAATATTGCTGCTCTGCCAGAGCCAGAGCCAGAGCCAGAGCCAGAGCCAGAGCCAGAGCCAGAGCCAGAGCCAGAGCCAGAGCCAGAGCCAGAGCCAGAGCCAGAGCCAGCAAAAGGTAAAAACAAAAAAGGCTGAAAACTATGCTGCTGACGCTCGAAGAAATTAAACAGCAATGCCGACTGGAGAGCGATTTTACGGAAGAAGACCGGCTGCTGGAGTTGCTGGGGCTGGCCGCCGAGGCGAAAGCGGTGACTTACCTTAATCGTAATCTGTATAAAACGGTGTCGGATATTGCACCGTTTGATACCGATGGCATGGTAATTACCGAAGATATCCGGCTTGCCCTGCTGATGCTTGTCAGTCACTGGTATGAGCATCGCAGTTCAGTATCAGAGCTGGAAATGTCGGAGACGCCGCAGGCGTTTGAGTTCCTGCTCTACTCTCGGCGTCTGCCGGTATCGGGGTATTAGCATGCAGCGACGCTCTTCAAACACCAGTGCTGTTTTCACGCTTCCTGATCCCGGTGAGCTCAATAAGCGCATCCACCTACGCCAGCGAATCGACCAGGCAGCAGCTGATTATGGCGTTGAACCGATCTATCAGAATGAAAGAGACGTGTGGGCTAAGGTCAGGCAGGTGGGAGCAACCACCTACCACGAATCAGTCCAGGCCGATGACGCCATTACCCACTACATGACGATCCGCTTTCGGAAAGGGATCACATCCGATTTCGAAATTGTTTACAGCGAGAACGTCTACCGCATTAAGCGCCTGCGCGACCTCAACTCAGCCGGTCGTTACCTGCTGCTGGAATGCGAGGAGCTGGGCGCAGTAGAGCACACCGGAGAGATGTATGGCTAAGCCGCTATTGCACGTTGATTTTGAACAGCCAAAAGACCTTGTTTTTAATCGCGGCAAGATGCGTAAGGCGTTTATCAAAATCGGCCAGGTCCATATGCGTGACGCCCGCCGGATGGTGATGCGCCGTGGACGTTCTGCACCGGGAGAAAACCCCGGTTTTCGTAGCGGTAGGTTGGCGCGTTCGATCGGTTATTACGTTCCCCGTGCATCAAAGAACAGACCCGGACTTATGGTGCGAATTGCTCCGAACCAGAAGAGAGGAGAGGGTAACAGGCTGATTGAAGGTGACTTCTATCCTGCCTTTCTGTTTTACGGGGTACGACGAGGCGCAAAACGCAAAAAAAGCCACCACAAAGGCAAGTCTGGTGGCGGCGGCTGGCGCGTAGCACCACGAAAAAACTATATGGCAGATGTACTTGAAGCGCGTAAAGCCTGGACGCGTTATGTCCTGAGCCGCGCACTGCGCACTTCACTGCGTCCTGAAAGGAAAAAGAAATGAAGCTATCACTGGTGATCGCCGCACTCCGGGCGCGATGTCCGATGTTTGCGGGCAACGTAGCCGGGGCGGCTGAATTCAAGTCTATCCCCGAAACTGGAAAGATGCGTCTGCCGGCGGCGTATGTTGTGCCGACAGAAGACGTGACTGCAGAGCAGAAATCCCTGACCGACTACTGGCAGAACGTGACTGAAGGCTTCGCGGTTGTCGTGGTGCTGGATAATACACGCGACGAGCGTGGACAGGCCGCAGGGTACGACGCCGTGCATGATGTCCGGCAGCAAATCTGGAAGGCTCTATTGGGCTGGGAGCCGGACGCCGATGCTGGCCCGGTAGCCTATTCCGGCGGTCAACTTTTGGATATGGACCGGGGACGTCTTTACTACCAGTTCGAATTCATGCTGACGCGGGAAATCACTGAGGAGGACACGCGCCAGCAAGATGACCTTGACGCTCTTGATGAGCTGAAAACGGTCGAAATCGACATTGACTACATCGATCCGGGCAATGGCCCTGACGGCATCATCGAACACCACACCAAAATCAAACTCAGCGAGTAAACCATGCAAATCAAACCCAAGCGCGGGCGGTCTGTTCCAGACCCTGTCCGGGGCGATCTGCTGCCCTCAGAAGGCCGGAACGTCGAAGAGAGCAGCTACTGGCACCGCCGCATTGCGGATGGTGATGTCGAAGAAGTCAGCGCGGAAGAAGAAAAGCCTGCCGCTGACGCCAAGAAAAAAGGCGGTGAATAATGTCAGTATCGTTCCCCACTATTCCGTCAGACCTCCGCGTGCCGCTGTTCTGGGCGGAGATGGACAACAGCGAAGCGAATACCACGCAGAGTAGCGGCCCGTCACTGCTGATTGGCTTTTCCTCAGCCGACAGCACCATCGCCAAAAACAAGCTCACCATCATGCCGTCAGCGGCCCTGGCGGGCAAGGTTGCAGGCCGTGGCAGCCAGCTGGCCCGTATGGTGGCGCGGTACCGCGCCGTAGATCCTTTTGGTGAGCTGTGGGTCATTGCGGTGACCGAGCCGGATGGCGAAACTGCCAAAGGCACCGTGACGCTGACAGGTAACGCACAGGCATCCGGCACTCTGAGCCTGTATATCGGGGCAGTGCGCGTACAGGCAGCCGTGGTGACCGGCGATGCTCCGGTAGCTGTGGCGGCTACGCTTGCCGCCGCTGTTAACGCTAACTCGGACCTACCAGTTACCGCCGCTGCAGCTGCTGGCGTGGTGACGATCACCGCTCGGCACAAGGGGATTACCGGAAACGATATCCCGCTTGCCCTCAACTATTTCGGCACTGTAGGAAGCGAAAACACACCCGATGGCGTTAACGTTGCCATCGTCGCGATGGCGGGCGGTACGGGCTCACCCTCACTTGCTGCGACTGTGGCCGCAATGGGAGATGAACCGTTTGACTTTATCGGCACGCCGTTCAGTGATTCTGCCTCGCTTGCGACGCTGGCGCTTGAGATGAACGATTCTTCCGGTCGCTGGGGTTATGCGCGCCAGCTTTATGGCCACGTCTACACCGCGAAGATCGGCACGCTGTCAGAGCTGGTTGCCTATGGCGACACGATGAACAACCAACACATTACCGCAGCCGGTTATGAGCCAGCTGTTCAGACGGCGGCGGATGAACTGGTCGCGCTGCGCACCGCCCGTAATGCGGTATTTATCCGCGTTGATCCGGCACGCCCGACTCAGACCGGCGAGCTTACCGGCGCATTACCGGCACCAGCAGGAAGCCGCTTCACCCTGACCGAGCAGCAGTCGCTGCTGAAGCATGGAATTGCCACGGCCTACGCTGAAAGTGGGGTGCTGCGCATCCAGCGAGACATTACCACCTATCAGACAAACGCCTATGGCGTGGCGGATAACAGCTACCTGGACAGCGAAACGCTGCACACCAGTGCCTACGTTATTCGTCAATTGAAAAGCATTATTACCAGCAAGTACCCGCGCCATAAGCTGGCGAATGACGGTACTCGCTTCGGTCCGGGTCAGGCCATCGTAACGCCTGCCGTACTGAAGGGTGAGATGTGTGCCAGCTATCGCGCCATGGAGCGTGCGGGGATCGTGGAGAACTTCGATCTCTTCAAGCAGCACCTGGTGGTAGAGCGTAACGTCAGCGACCCGACTCGCGTAGACGTACTTTTCCCGCCGGATTACGTCAACCAACTGCGCGTCTTTGCGCTGCTTAATCAGTTCCGTCTGCAATACAGTGAGGAGACCGCGTAATGACAAAGATTGCGGGTACAGCATACGTCAAGGTGGACGGCCAGCAGCTGTCGCTGACCGGTGGCATTGAGGTGCCGATGAACACCAAAGTGCGTGATGACGTTATCGGCCTTGCTGGTGACGTGGATTATAAAGAGACGCACCGGGCCCCTTACGTTAAGGGCACCTTCAAGGTGCCGAAGGCGTTTCCGGTCACTAAGCTGATGGACTCTGACCAGATGACTATCACCGCCGAACTGGCTAACGGCATGGTTTACGTGCTGTCAGAAGCTTTCCAGTTCGGTGAAGCCAACCACAATGCGGAAGAAGGTACGGTAGACCTCGAATTCCACGGCTCAGAAGGATTTTACCAGTGAGTGAGTTTCAGCTGACAAAACCTGTGCAGGCGCATGGCGAGATGCTTCATGTGTTGGAGTTCCGCGAGCCAACCTATGATGAAGTAGAGCAGATGGGCATACCGTTCAACTACACCGAGAACGGTGAGATGAAACTTGATACCCGTGCATGCCTCAAATACATCCCGGTACTGGCCGGTATTCCACGTTCATCAGCAAGCAATATGGCGTTGAAAGATATCTTCATGGCCTCTATGACTATCGTAGGTTTTTTTACGGGGTCGGAAGCGGCGGAAACCTCCGAAAACGCCTCTACAACACCGCCCATTTCTGGCGAATAAACCCTCTTGAACTAAAAAAAACTGGATTGTCCCGCTTCCTTGAAATGGAAGCGGAGGCAATCCGCATTAATGAGGAAATGAACCGTGGCGGATAGTTTCCAGCTAAAAGCGATTATCACTGCGGTGGATCAGTTGTCGGGTCCACTTAAGGGTATGAGCAAGAACCTTAAGGGTTTCCAGAAAGACGCAAAAAACATAATGGTGAACGCGGCCGCCATGGGAACAGCAATCGCGTCGGCATTCGTGATCCCAATTAATCAGGCTATGGAATTTGAATCATCCATGGCCGACGTTCGTAAAGTCGTAAATTTCGACACTCCAGCCCAATTTAAGGAAATGGGCGAGGATGTGCTTAAGCTTTCAACCAGGCTTCCAATGGCGGCGAACGGGATTGCCCAGATCGTTGCTGCTGGTGGGCAGGCGGGAATAGCCAGGGAAGACCTGCAACAGTTCGCCAGTGATGCTGTAAAAATGGGCGTTGCATTTGATCAGACTGCTGAAGAGTCAGGTCAGATGATGGCTCAGTGGCGTACCGCATTCAAAATGACGCAGAAAGACGTTGTTGGGCTTGCGGATAAAATCAACTATCTCGGCAATACCGGTCCGGCGAGTGCCGGAAAAATCTCTGAGATAGTGACGCGGATCGGTCCACTTGGTGGAGTTGCAGGGGTAGCGTCTGGTGAGATTGCCGCAATGGGGGCAACGATCGCGGGAATGGGCGTGGAGTCTGAAATCGCAGCTACGGGCATCAAGAACTTCATGCTTTCCCTGACCTCTGGTAAATCAGCCACGTCCTCACAGAAGAAAGCCCTGAAGTTTATCAAAATCGATCCTGCACAGCTGGCTGCTGACATGCAGAAAGACTCGAAAAAAGCGATGCTTAAAGTCCTCGACTCGCTCGCTAAAGTGCCAAAAGAAAAACAAGCAGCGGTGATGAATGCTCTTTTTGGGAAAGAGTCTTTAGGCGCAATTGCGCCATTGCTGACCAACCTTGACCTGCTGAGAAAGAATTTCGGTCGTGTTTCTGATGCGCAGCAATATGGCGCATCAATGCAGAAGGAATACGAATCGCGCGCAGCAACAACGTCGAACTCAGTTCAATTACTGAAGAACCAATTTACCGCAGCCAGCATCACCATTGGCGATATGTTTCTGCCAACTATCGTGAAACTTAGCGCCAAAGTGCAACCGTTGATTGAACGGTTCAGGCAGTTCGTGAAAACCAACCCCGAAATGGTAAAGGGGGCATTCAAATTCGGCGTTACTTTGCTTGGTACTGCCTCGGCCTTTGGTGTAGCTACCAAAGCGTTCAAAACCTTCGACTCAGTCATGAAAATGACCACCATGGGAAAACTTCTCGCACTGGTGGTTTTAGCAGGCAGCCTCATAGTCAGTAACTGGGATCAAGCTGGCCCTGTCGTTAAAAAGGTGTGGGAAAATATAGATGGCGTCGCGCAGGCTCTTGGAGGATGGGAGAATGTATTAAAAGGCGTTGCTTTTTTCACTGCAGGTGCGTGGCTGGTGTCGATGGTAAAAGGATTTGGCGGTGCTAATACTGAAGCGGGGAAACTGTCAAAAAACCTGAAAGGCATTGCGAACATGGGGGTGATAACAGTCACCATTTCCGTGCTCTTCGATCTCATGAAGCGCGTCAATAATCTGCATGATGAAGCCGCAAAACAGAACACGGATGTAGGAACGCTTCTGGTTAACAAAGGAAAGCAGGCTGACTCAGATCGCGGCTATCAGGGCTTTATACCAAGACTTAAAGAACTGCTTGGTATGGACCAGAGTGCAGATACAAGTAAACCCCTTTTGCAGTCTCAAAAGGGGCAGCAGGGGGAACTGAAAGTTTCTTTCGAAAATGCTCCTCCCGGAATGCGCGTTGCGCCAGCGGGTAATTCACTACCCTGGCTTAACTTTGATGTCGGCTATAACCGCTTCTCAAACCAGTAACCCGCACCGGCGGGTTTTTTATTGCCCGGAGATTGCATGAGCTGGAAAGATAATCTGCAGGATGCCTCGCTGCGGGGCATCGCGTTTAAGGTAGAAGAAGATGAGGCCACATTTGGCCGCCGGGTGCAGGTTCATGAGTACCCCAATCGCGATAAACCGTGGGCGGAAGATTTAGGCAGGGCAACGCGTCGCTTCAGCGTTCAGGCCTATCTGATAGGTGATGACTTCTTTGAGCAGCGTAACCGGTTGATTGAAGCCATTGAAAAGCCGGGGGCGTGCACGCTGATTCATCCCTACTACGGTGAAATGAACGTGGTTGTGGACGATGCTGTGCGTGTCAGTCATTCGCAGAGCGAAGGGCGCATGTGTCGCGTCAGTTTTAGCTTCGTTGAGTCCGGCGAGCTGTCTTTTCCTACGGCAGGGCTGGCAACGGGCCAGAAATTGTCCTCATCCGTTTCATTCCTGGATGATGCGATATCGTCTGCTTTCAGTGCGTTCGGAATGGATGGCTTTCCTGACTTTTTGCAAAGTGGTGTTCTGGAAGATGCGACGAACATGTTCAATAACGTTACCGATGCCTTTCAGTATGTCGACTCAGGTGTAAGTGCCGCCTCACGACTCATGCAGGGTGATCTGTCCGTACTGCTTCAGCCGCCGTCAAGTGGAATGAATTTTGTAAACAGGCTGCAGACCATGTGGCGCGCTGGTTCAAAACTCTCAGGCAACGCTTCGGATCTGATGTCGATGATCAGAGGGTTAACAGGCGTCACGCTTGACAGTGGATTGGCTCCGCGCGGCGTCTGGAAAACTGACAGTAAAACCACTCAGGCGCAGTCCACACAGCGCAATTATGTGGCTCAGGCCGTCAGAACTACTGCTATCAGTGAAGCGGCCTATGCGGTGACAAGTCTGCCACAGCCAACAAACCGGACTGTCACGCGGCAGCAGGACCCGCAGCAGCCGGTCACAGTATCGCATCCTGCCGTCAGCAATATACGTTCTGATTCAGGCAACGCGGTTTCAGATTCGGACACCACAGCGACAGACACAGTTTCGGCCTCTTCCGGCGTAACCACCTCTCTTGATAACAACACTGTTATTTCATGGGATGACCTTGCGCAGGTGCGAGACAGCCTCAACGAGGCCATTGATCGTGAGATGGAGCGCGTCTCAGATGATGGGCTCTATCAGGCGCTGATCACGGTACGAACTGACGTTAACCGTGATATCTCTGCCCGCCTGGAACAGGTCGAACGCATGACTGAACGAACGCCTTCGCAGGTGATGCCAGCACTGGTACTGGCCAGCGACTGGTACGACTCAGCCTCGCGTTCCGGTGACATAACGGCGCGGAACGGAATACGCCATCCCGGTTTCGTGCCGGTACAGTTACTGAGGGTGCCGGTACGATGAACAACACTGTGATTCTTCGCGTTAACGGTCAGGAGTGGGGCGGCTGGACATCGGTCAGGATTGCGGCTGGCATTGAGCGTATCGCCCGCGACTTCACCGTTGAGATTACCCGCAGCTGGCCCGGCGACACCGACCAGGCAAACCGCAGTAGCTGGATTAAAAACGGTGACCTTGTTGAGGTCCTGATAGGTACCGACAAAGTGCTGACCGGCTACGTTGAGGCGACGCCGGTACGGTATGACGCGCGCAGCATCAGTGTGGGTATTTCCGGGCGCAGTAAAACGGCTGACCTCATCGACTGCTCTGCCACGCCGTCACAGTATGCCGGACGTTCGCTGGCGCAGGTGGCCGCTGAGCTGGCTAAGCCGTTCAGCATCACTGTGGTGGATGCGGGCGGTGCATCCGGTGCGCTTCAGGGGATTCAGGCCGATCAGGGCGAAACGGTCATGGACGTACTGAATAAAATGCTCGGGCTGCAGCAGGCGCTGGCGTACGACAACGCACTGGGAAATCTGGTTATTGGCGGCATTGGCAGCCAGCAGGCACACACCGCTCTGGTGCTGGGGGAAAACATTCTTTCCTGTGACACCGAGAAGAGCATACGGGACCGGTTCAGCGATTATCAGGTCTCCGGGCAGCGAAAAGGCAACGACGACGATTTTGGTGAGGCCACAACTACCGCCATTCGCTCTAAGACCATCGATGGCGGACTGAAGCGCTACCGTCCGATGATTATCCGCCAGACTGGCAATGCCACTACGGCAACCTGCAGCGCTCGCGCGGAATTTGAGATGCGCCAGCGTGCTGCGCGTACCGATGAGGTGACATACACCGTGCAGGGCTGGCGACAGGGGGACGGCTCTCTGTGGCAGCCCAACCTGCAGGTTATCGTCTTTGACCCCGTTCTTGGCTTTAACAACCGGCAGATGGTGATCGCTGAGGTGACCTATCAGCAGGATGAAAACGGCACCGTGACCGAAATCCGCGTCGGTCCGCCGGATGCTTATCTACCTGAACCGGAGAAGCCCGGCAAACGTAAGAAGAACAAGAAAGATGAGGATGACTTCTGATGGCTAATCCTTTTTCCGGCATGAGCCGGGGGCTTTCAAATCTTCTGGCCCGCGCCGTGGTGCGCGGACTTAACACGGCAACCAAATGCCAGATGCTTCAGATTGAGATGGCCGGAGGTGAGGGCAAAAGCGACATCGAGCACATGGAGCCGTACGGTTTTACCGCCGCACCGCATACGGGTGCTGAAGCTGTGGCCGCCTATTTCGACGGGGATCGCTCTCACGGCGTGGTGCTGGTTGTATCTGACCGGCGCTACCGTATCAAAGGGCTGGCATCCGGCGAAGTGGCGGTTTATGACGATCAAGGCCAGTCAGTCACGCTGACCCGCGCAGGGATAGTCGTCGATGGCGCAGGCAAGCCGATTACCTTTACCAACGCGCCGACAGCACGGTTTGAAATGGACATCGAGGCGACCGGTGAGATCAAAGACAGGTGTGATTCTTCCGGCGTGACCATGTCAGATATGCGCATTTCATATAACGGGCACACGCATAAAGAGAACGGCGATGGCGGCGGCACTACCGATGCGACAACGCAGAAAATGGAGGCGGCATGATTATTGTTATCAACGGCGTCCAGCGAGACGTAACGTGGCCGCCCGATCCTCTGACACGCGCGGTAATTATTTCTTTGTTCTCCTGGCGAAAGGCTGAGCCAGACGATAATCCCGAGCAGGATAACGGCTGGTGGGGCGACAGCTTCCCGACCATCCAGAACGACCGCATTGGATCGCGCCTTTATCTTCTCAGTCGCCAGAAACTCACCAACAAAACCCCACTGAAAGCCCGCGAATATATCAGCCAGGCCTTGCAGTGGCTGGTGGATGACGGCGTAGCGGCGCGGGTGGATGTGACGGCTGAGCGAACCGGGATTAAAACGCTAAGCGCCTCAGTGGTAATCAGCCAGAAAGACGGCAACCGCACGGCATTTTCCTTTAATGATTTATGGAGTGAACTCAATGGCTGACAGTGGATTTACCCGCCCGACACTCCCTCAGTTAATCACCACAATTCGAAACGACATTCTTACCCGCCTCGCTGCTGACACAACCCTTGCTGCTCTAAGGAGAACTGATGCTGAGGTTTACGGGCGCGTACAGGCGGCCGCGGTGCATACCGTTTATGGTTACATCGATTATCTGGCGCGGAACCTTTTGCCAGATTTGGCTGAAGAGGACTGGTTGGAGCGTCATGCAAATATGAAACGCTGCCCCCGTAAGGCTGCGACATTTGCAACAGGGTTTGCAAGGTGGGACGTTGCCACCGACGGCATCCCCATTCCTGCCGGAGTGGTAATTCAGCGTGATGATCTGACTTCGTTCACCACGACTGAAAAAGCTTCATCAGCGGGTGGCGTTCTGCGTGTGCCGGTTATCTGCAATACGGCTGGTAAGGCTGGCAACACGGATGACGGGCTGACTATGCGGCTTGTCAGTCCTGTTACGGGTCTGACCTCTGCTGGCGTGGCGGACAGCATACAGGGCGGCGCTGACATCGAAGATTTAGAAGTCTGGCGCGCGCGCGTTATTGAGCGATGGTACTGGACCCCGCAGGGTGGAGCGGACGGTGATTACGAGGTGTGGGCCAAAGAGGTGGCAGGCATTACCCGCGCCTGGACTTACCGGCACTGGAGCGGTCGGGGAACGGTGGGCGTGATGGTGGCAAACAGCGACCTGATTAATCCGATCCCTGGCGCAGCAACCGTTGCCGCCGTTAAGGCCTATATTGAACCGCTGGCACCTGTGGCCGGTGCGGATATTTATGTGTTTGCGCCAACACCACATGTCGTTGACTTTCAGATTAGGTTAAACCCGGATACCACAGCGGTGCGCTATGCCGTCGAGGCAGAGCTTCTCTCAATGATGCTGCGTGATGGCGTGCCGGAAGGCGTACTTAAACTTTCACGTATCAGCGAAGCAATCAGTATCGCTTCGGGTGAGTACAGCCATACGCTGGTCAGTCCGGCGGCTGATATCAGCATCGGCAAAGGTGAAGTGGGCGTGGTAGGGACAATCTCATGGACTTAACGGCACAGTACCGGCAGATGCTTGGCGCATTATTGCCGAGAGGTCCTGCATGGGATTCTGAAGACCTGCTGCTGACCGGCCTTGCGCCCTCACTTGCGGCAGTTCATGGGAGGGGGGATGCCCTGATGCTGGAAATAGACCCCAGGTCCGTTACCGAACTTATTGACCGTTATGAAGCAATCAGCGGTCTGCCTGATAGCTGTGCTCCCGCAGGTGTACAGACCCTTCAGCAGCGGCGGCAGCGACTGGATGCAAAATTAAATCTTCCCGGTGGCATCAATGAGGCATTTTATCTAGCTCAGCTTGAAGCGCTGGGCTACGCGGATGCGACAATCACACGTTACAACAATAGCCAGTTTACCTGCAATTCTGTCTGTACCGAGTCGTTATATACAGATGACTGGCGTTATTACTGGCAAGTAAATATGCCGTCCTCAACGCAAATTAACTCGATGACTGCGATCAGCAACTGCACCGATAGTCTACGAACCTGGGGAGACACGGTTGCGGAGTGCGTGCTTGAAAAATTATCTCCATCACATACCTACGTTATTTTCAGATATCCGGAGTAAATATGCATCGTATTGATACCCCAACTGCACAGGTAGATAAATTTGGCGCAGGTAAAAATGGGTTTACTGGTGGTAACCCTCAGACCGGTGAGTTGCCAACCGCATTGGATGAAAACTTTTTTGATTCTCTTCAGGAAGAAATCGCTTATGTAATAGAAGGGGCTGGTGTAAGTCTTGACAAAAGCAAAAATAATCAACTTCTTGCAGCATTAAATTTGCTATTTAAACAACCTGTTAATTATCCAGGTATTGTTGGACAGTCGCGCAACGCAAGAATGACAGTTGCTACAGCATCAACTGTTGCTGACTTCTATGCGGATGAGTTAATCGTTAACACCGCGCTGGGGGGAAGTCAGTTTCGGCTTAAAAGTGTTAATGCGCGTATCACTTTAACCACAGTCGGAGTGGGTGGGATGGCCACGGGTAGTGCACCAGTCACCGGATTTCTTGCTGTTTACGTCATCTATAACCCAACTAATGCCAACGTAGCTCTGCTGGGCGTGGATGCAACATCCACAATTGCACCGGAAGTCTACAGCGGCCCAAATATGCCTTCGGGCTTCACTGCATCTGCTCTAGTTTCGGTGTGGGGAACTGATGGAAACCGGAATCTTATCCCAGGATATCAGTTCCAAAGGGCAATTCGCACTAATCAAATTACGTTGCTTGATTCAACATCCACACCAAGCACAGCTACGGCACTTAACATCTCATCTGCAGTACCACGGAATGCAAGAAATTGCTTCATTTATGTCCGATCAAGGGCATCTGCAGGAACTGGGTCAATAGGGTTTGCATTGTCTGCGGATGCCAACGGCATAGGAAGAACGGCAGGGGGTATATACGTTGGAACAGGCCAATCAGCAGTATCATATGACTCAGCTGCAATACCTATTCAAATGATCACAGCTCAAACAATCTATTATTACACCTCGATAAATGGCCCAACGGCATATCAATTTACTATTTACTGTTCTGGATATGAATTCTAAAAAATGGTGGCGTTATGAAATTCGTTCAATTTAAAGATTCAAATGAAACAGAGATAATAGCTATGTTTTCATCTGAGCAATCAGATGAAAACTATTCGAATCTCGGATATATTGATGATGATGACGATAGAGTGATTGATTTCATGAAAAAAATTGAATGATTTCATAGTGAGTTACTGGCAGGTTTGTGATATTATAACGGGTAATTGGTAAGGGTTTTGTAACTTTCTCGCTCATTTTTTATAATGACTGTAGAATTAAGTTAACTTTTTTTGAAATGAGCGATGTCATGGGATTAATTCGTTTCTTACTCGCAATATCAGTTGTCGTGTCTCACAATGGAATCAGAGCCCCAGGCATTGAAGGCCACCTTGCAGTAATGGCCTTCTTTATAATATCTGGGTTCTATATGGCGCTAGTATTAAACGAAAAATATGTCGGTAATACATCGGGTTTCTATCTTGCGAGAATTCTTCGGTTATGGCCTAGTTACATCTCCGTATTCATTTTAGTCGTGATTTTTGTGGCACCAATAGACCCGAGTATTTATAGAAATTTTTGGGGAACCATGTTGGTCTACTTATCATCAATATCAATGCTTTTTTCGCAGATACTTTGGTGGTTTGGCATCGATAGTACTAACCACCTGGTTTTTCTTAATCAGCAAGCACAATCCTTGAAAATCCAACCCCTGACAAACGCAGCACATATGCAGCATATGTGGTCTGTGGGTGTGGAGATATGCTTTTACTTGGTTGCCCCTTTGTTTGCAAGGAGTTGGAGGATCACCGCATCATTGCTTGTGATTTTCACGATAGTATACATCACCATTAAAAGTATGCTGTTCTTTCATCATCCATTAGATCACCGAAGTGCCTTAAATTCATTCTGGTTATTTCTTCTGGGTATGATTTCTTATTGGTTGTGGTGTTTGTTGAAAATTAAATTAATTTACGTAAATATAAGGTGGTGGGTTGCGTCATTGTCGGGGTGCGTGTTGATATTCGTTTTAATCTCGATTATTCAACATGACTTCAATAATCCATATATTAATATAATCTGCTTCTCAATGTTTGCCGCTTCCGTCTCATTTGTTTTTCACTTCACTAAAAACAGTAAGCTTGATAGATTCATAGGTGAACTCAGCTACCCTATTTATTTAATTCACTGGCCGATTGTAGCTTACGTGATTACAAATCATCGCGGAAGTTGGATGTGGTCATTAATTATGATATGCATTTCAATATCGTGCTCTTTGATATTATATGTATTGATTGATAAGAATGTTGAAAAGTACCGTCGCAAACTCAGCAACTTTGAGACATCTAAATCAACATTTTAATTTTGAGACATGCCCGGAATTTTCCGGGCTAAACTAAATCCCCTTTCCCTTCAACCCACTAACACCCCTACCTGATAATCCCCTTGATAGCCTACGCCGATCAATATTACTGTATATGCATACAGTAATTGATTGGGGGCCATCATGGCACGCAGAGACGACATAGCAACAGCATTCAGAGCAAGCATCAGGATAGCGCCAAACGGCAAGCGCACGGTGACCACGGTCGACTTCGTGGAGCATCTGGCGAAGGTGAACCATAATTTCACCCTGGCTGAAGCCAACCGGTGGATTGAGCACTATCAGGGCTGCTTCCGCGACATCTCGACAGAAGAGGGTGAGCGCCGGACGTTCCACCTGTTCAATCCAAATAACGGGGGCCACTGATATGGGATTTCCATCGCCGGCGCAGGACTACGTTGAAACGCGGATCGACCTGAATGTGATCTGCCAGGTGCGCCCCAGCGTGACCATGTTTGATATTGACGGGGTTCTTCATCTGATGGATTCCGGCGCTAAGCCCTGTTCCGGGGATATTCTCTGTTTCGAGCTGTACGGCGAGAGGGCGGTTGGCAAGCTGATGGGCCAGTCAATTATCACCCGAGACGGCGAAACGCTTGAGGGGGCTTCTATGGAGGATTTAGTGGTGCTGGGGAAGGTGACCTTCATGGTGTCCAATTATCACGACGACAGCCGACCAATAATCTGATGGCTAAAAAATTACAACAAACCAATCGCGAAGCTGCTGAGCTAATGCGCAAGTCTGGATGAAAGGTAATAAAAAACCCGGCCTGAAGACCGGGTTGATAGCCAGCTTAGTTAAGCTGATTTTTTCTCAGTACAACCGCATTGAGGGATTGGAAATACCTTTCCATTTTTCGGATAGCGGACCTTACCATCAACCGTGATTGAACGGCGAAAGATAACATCGCAGGTATTCCCACATTTACGGCAAGTAGTGCTAGCCATAACGTTCTCCTGGGGATTTGTACAGCTGTAAACTCATACAGATTGCACTTGGTTGGGAGAACCGCTAGACTGCCAATGTCAAGTAAGCAGTGTTGTGGTTGAGATATCTCCATAGACACCGAGTAATGCGTCAACATTTCTCGCCCCTAAAGCCCTGCGTCAACAGGGCTTTACCATAAAAATCAAAGCTAAGTTGGTCTGTCTGATACCCCAATCTTTCTAACATTGTTTCCGCAAAAAGATCCGCTTGCCATTCAGCGTCCTCTGACTGATCTACATCTACTGCTGAAAAGTGCAGAAGCGCTTTATGTTGCAGAAGTAGGTGCCCAAGTTCATGAAATATGATCATTAGGGCGTCGCGCTCACCTTGGCAGGCCATGAGATAAACGCGCTCCGGAATATTAATTGTGAGGGTTACAGGGTCACAATGTCCGATCGTCAAATCAAATGTTTCCTGGGACCATTCATCGTCATCAATTGGGTTTAGGGTTATACCAAATTCTGACAATTGCTCAATGGCGAGATCAAGACGTTTGGGTATACGGTTATACTTGTATTTCCCACTAAAACCTAGAGCAAAACAAGCATTTAACGCTTTCGAAGCAATGTCCTCACTGGACATTGGACGTACCCTATTGCCGCGCAAACGATACATATTATCTCGCTCCCTGAGTTTATTTTTTATTGATTTCCGCTAAAAGCAATGCGAATTTTTTTAGTTCTTCAGGGGTGAATTGAGATTTTGCGAATCCCGCAACCAACATTTGCTGTTCTGGCGGGAGACCCTGTAAAGGTACCGTTTCGTTTGCAATATCAGCCAGCATTCGTAATTCGTCAATGTAATAACCTTGCTCTGCGAATAAATCGTAGATTGCTTCAACCCATTTGGACGAAATGTTTTTCCTTCCGGTTTCTAAGCCGCTCAGATAAGCAGGGGTTGTTTCTAGGCGCTGCGCCATAGTAAGTAAAGTAAACCCTGTATCTATCCGAGCCTTCCTGACGGCTTTGCCGAAATCAGTAAGTGCCATAATGTATTCCTCATTGGGGGGTGAGCTTTTTATCGCTCCAATGATTGAAATATACCAAATAAGAACAGAATGTAAACCAAAAAAAGATAATAATTTACCTAAAAGGTAAATATCAAGTTAAATCAGTATATTAGATCGAATGTATGTTGGGTTTGAGGGGCTGCGTGTGGGTGTTTTTCATCTGATGGATTCGGGTGATAAGCCAATGTTAGGGGATATTCACTGTTTCGAGCTGTACGGCAAGAGGGCGGTTGGCAAGCTGATCGGCCAGTCAATCATCACCCGTGACGGCGAATCGCTGGAGGGGGCTTCTGTGGAGGATTTAGTGGTGCTTGGGAAGGTAACCTTCATGGTATCGAACTACCACGAAGACAGCCGGCCGATTATATGA